GATCGGGAGGAATTCAAAAAACAAATCGTGCTGCAGTACACGTGGAACCGGACAGACAGTCTGAAGGAAATGACGGCCAAGGAGTATGAAGTTTGTTGTACTGCCTTGGAGAAGCTGAGCGGACAAGACGAATGGCGGCAGAAACTACGTGAGGAGCTGCGGCGGAAACGGAGTCTCTGTCTGAACCTGATGCAGAAACTGGGCATAGATACATCCGACTGGGCACGAATCAATGACTTCTGCAGTAATCCCCGAATATCCGGCAAGGCGTTCAGACAGATTACGGTGGACGAACTGGAGGAGCTGGCGGTAAAGCTTCGGTCCATACAACGGAAAGGCGGCTTGAAGCCCAAGAAAGAAAAGCAAACGATTAACCCCGTGAGCGTGGTATCACTCATTCAGATTGACCCTGATGCTCCGGCAAACTGATTGGATATGGAAAATAGAAACACAAAGATTTTAGAGAATCTGAAAAAGGAAATCAATCTGCTTGCCTCTGATATGGAGAAGCAAGATGCAGCCGAGTTTTATAGTGAACTGGCTGACTGGGCATACGCCAACGGAGAGGCTATGCTGATGGAAGACGAACCTGAAATGCAGGATTATGAAAACCAATAACCCCAAAAAACAAGAATCATGGAAGAAATGAAACAAACGACCGTGGTAATGACGGCAGAGGAGAAGGCGGAATTTGAAGCCTTCCAGAGAGAAAAAGCAAAGAAAGCGGCAGAGGAAAAAGCCAAGAATGACCGCGAAATGTACAAACAGATGGTGGATGAGGAGATAGCCAACTCCATTCCGGTACTGCTGGGCATCAGTGAGCAGATCAAGGCAAGCAAGCAGACTGTGATGGACAACTTCAAAACCATTCTGGAAATGAAGGCAGACCTTTTCAAGACCAAGGTGAAGGATGACCAGCGCAGCCATACCTTTACTAACAGTGAAGGCGACAAACGAATCACGCTGGGTGTGTATGTGACCGACGGTTACCGTGACACGGTGGAAGACGGTATAGCCATTGTGAAGGAATACATC